TGCACGGTCGGAACAAAACGCTCCATCTTGTAGCAGGAGCTCGAGTATTTCTCAAAGTCGACGCGGCCAGATAAGAGAGGGCCGACCTCGCCGCCGTTGAAATTCGAGATCGCAGGCGAAACCTTTGCCATGCGTTACAGCCTCGCCAAGATCCAAGTCTGGTCTGCGAGAGACTCCGGTGGGTTTTCAATCGCGTTGGCGATGACGGCATCCTTTATCGCATTACGATAATCGTTATAAGCCATCTGCTTCTGCTCCGCGCTCGCCGTCAAAGGCTCGGCGAGAATGTATGCAAGGTAGGCGGAGAAAGCCATATCGAACGCCGCATCGAACTGTACCGGGTCAGTCACCCGGGACAGATAGCGCAGCTTCAACGGGCCAGCCTGATTCGAGAGAATGTACTTTCCCTCAACCACATACTCTTGACCGCCAGTCGAGATCAGATCCGACAGGTCAGGCGTCGGATACCATTGGCCGACTTGCAGGATGCGCATACAGTCGGTGGGCAACGGATACTGATAGGCCCAATCCCAAAGCGGAGTCGTTGTGTCGGCAGCGAGATTCGCTCGCTTAATGCAAAAGCGCCAAGAGAATCGGCGCTGGAGATAGTCCCGTGTCATATCGAACACGGCATTCACTTCACGGGCAGGCTTAGTGTTGTCCGTGAGATTCAAAATGCGCAAATCCCCGAGCTTTGTCAGCGCGAGGTTTGCGATTGCTACATTGCTAGCGGCCATCGGGAGACCCCGAGACCGTTAAGCCGGCGGCCAAGTATCTTGAAGAATTGCTTCCTTGATCGTGTCAAGAGCAAGCAAAACTTCGAGCTTGCTCATTCCGATCAGGTCTACGCGCACTTCAACGTCCGTGGTCGCCGTCGATGACGAGCCTTCCGTCACGTTACGAACGCCTTGCTCGCCGCGATCAATACCGTAAAAACGATCTGCCATGATTCTCTCCTAGGAGAAAAGGGCGAGCCGGTTTCCCGACCCGCCCTTGTTTCTTACGCCGCGTAACGACCGATGAGCTTCACGGTCGCAGTCGCATCAGCGTCTGCGGTGAGCGTGAAAGCCACATCGTAGAACACCGACGGGTCAGAGGTGAGGCCGAGGGCGTCCCACAGCTCTTTGCCGCTGTTCGCGATCGAGAACACAGCCGACTCGTGCAGAACATCCGTGCCGTTAATCGCGCCGTCCTTGAGAGACAGAGCCGAGGCAAAGAAGTCAGCATCGACCACAGCGCCGCCGTCCTTGGCTGTGCGATACAGGCCAATGTCGGAGATCGTCGTGGTGCCGATGTCCGGCGAATAGATTCGAAGATCCGTCATCACCGCATTCGAGGGAACGCGGAACATACGGTACGTCGAACCCGTGTTGTCGCCAGAGGTGATCGCAGCGGTCGCCACCTCGATGCGCTCAAAACCACCGTCTACACGGGGGCTATTGAGCACAGCCGGAAGGGCGTCTGCGTTGGTGATAAGGGTTGACTTAACTGCTACAACTGCCATTTTCGTTTACTCCCTTATTCAGCGCAGAGGATGTCAACGACCTTCTTCTCTTCGGTGCGGGTAGCACCAAAGGTACCCATCAGGTAAACCTGATACGGGTGCGAGGAGAGGTCACGACGCTGCGTGATGTCAGACATGATGTCATTCCACATACCCAAGTGAACGCCCGAAGGCACCCACACCGGGCAGCGGCGATGGCTCGAGCTCGTCGGCAAACGCTCGCTGTGGATGAAGTTGATGCCAAGGAACTGCATGACCTTGCCATCCTTCATCACCGGAGTGTCGCTGTTGAAGTCGCTCGAGACCACTTGGATCTGGCCCAAGAGATCATCGTGCTGCTCGGCAGAGATGGCGCAATACACCGGCTCCGCGTCGAGATCAACCTCGTTCTCCATCAGGATGCGACGCGCTTCGCGCAGCTTGTCGACCGTGAGGCCCACGTTGCCCGAGGCAGCGTAGTTCACAGCAACGCGCTGGTTGGTCGTGTCAAAGCCCGTGGTCGTGCCGCCAGCTTCGCCCGTCTTGTTGTCGCCGAGCATACCGTTGATGATCACATCGTCCATCGCACGGCCCATCGCGTACAGACCGTTCTGCGCATAGGCAGACTGCGGATCAGCGAGGAGACGGAGCTTGTCGAAGTTGTCGATCAGGTCAGCCCAATCGAAATCTTCTGGGAACACCCAACGGCGAGCGTTAGGAGTGTTGACCGGGACGATCGGCGAATAGCGGGTCGAAACGGCACGAGCAGCGGTAGCACCGTACTGCGTGACGACTTCAGACTGCTTGCCTTTGTACGAACCAGTCTGCACAGAAGTGCGCAGCTTGGAGCCCTTTTGCTGCAAAAGCAGCGAGATGTTAGTGCCGTACTGTACGGCATAAACTGATGCAATATTGTCGGCCATGATAGCCCTCCAAAAAAACTAAATATGTAGTGTTTCTCGGATGGCTTGTCCGTTGCCGGGGCCAGAATCCTTGCGAGATACGCTCTCACCGATCGGTCGTCTTTCCGACTGTCAGTTGGGGTCTTGCGACTTGCCCTGTCCTATGCGCAAAAAAAGAGACCCGAGATTTCTCCCGGGTCTCAAGTCTAGCTCTCACAGGAGAATACGCCGAGGATAGTACCTCGCGCGTATCACACTAGCAACTACTCTGTAAACAGCTCTGGGTTAGCCATTCGTTGCAGTCGCATCATCTCCTCGATCGCACCTTGACGAACCTTCTCGTCACGGTTCATGTAGCGACCCATGAACTCCTGATCCGCGAACATCCCAGCAATCTTGTTCTTTGCAGCCTGCGGAGTCAGCGCGCCGCCGGTCTGCGCTTCAGATCCGACAAACGTGCCTTCCGCAAACGCCGAACCGACCGCTTGGAACAGCTTGATCATCGGGCCGGTGCCGATCGCCTGCTCCAATCGCTCGAGACCGTCAGCATCCAATCCGGCAGCAACGCCGAACTTGGCGACCGCTCGCTTGGCAAGCTCGATGTTCTGGTCAGCCGCGGCACCCCATTCCCGACGCAATGCCGAGAATTCCTCCTCGGACTTGTTCAAGAAAGCCTCGCGCTCCATCTCTATCCGCTGTGTGGACGTTTGATTCCACCATTCGGCGAGACCCTTGGCTTGCTTGTTAGTCAGGCCAAGATCGTGAAGCACCGGAGCGACAGCCTGAGCGAACGAACCGTCATCCCCTTCCGGTACTGGCAACTCGTACTTGTCGGCGCTCTCCGGGCGTCCTAGGCGGTTATAGACGGCACTCCAGCCTTCGGCGTCGTCATCCGACTTCGGGGCGAGAATCGTGCGTCCAGCCTTGTCAGCGCCGAACACCTTCTCGAGATTCTGATACGACAACAGGGCGTCAGCCGGCCCCTTCCATCCTTTGGCCTTGACCAGCTCTCCAAGCTGGCTTGCCGTTCCTTGGTCGATCCCTTCCGGCGCGTACCACGCGGGAGCCGCTGCCGGAGCAGTCGGGTTGCCTGCTTCCGCAGACCCTTGATCGTCACTCATCGATGAATTCCTCTTGTAGATTGGTCAAGGTCTTTTCGTCCAGTTGCAGCGCCTCGACAATGAGCTGCACCGTTTCTTGGCGACCGACCATGCGGCCAACCTCGAACATATCTGTCGCGCCGGCCTTATCCACGGCGACAGGCGGTTTCCCGTAGCGGGAGAATCGCTTCAGATGGGCGAGGATGATCTGCCCGTCTTGCGATAACTGATTCGTCTTACCATCGATCAGGGCTCGCTTGTAGGCGCGAGATCGAAACAGCACTCGAGCAACTCGAGCGCGCATCACAGCAACCATACTCGGCATCAATCACCCATCAGTTGTTTGGCGTTGTGAGCGACCACAAACGCATAGAACACATTCAGCGCCACCCACCCGAGAACTGGCATGGAATTCAGCGACGCAATGAAAACCATAATCAGCATTGCTCGAGATAGCACCAGTCCCTCGACGACGCCGATCTTCTCAAACAGTTTGCGCAAAACTGGATTCATCTCTCGACCGCCGCGACGCAGAATCTCATGCGTCAGGATTCCATCTGCCACCACAAGGCAGCAGAGGAACGACAGCAGAATCAGGCTCATCGGTTCCGCAGCCATGTCAGATACTCCGCGCCTTCTTCTGGCTCCCACCAAACCTTGATCATGTCTGGATGACTCGGCGGCAGTAGCGGGTTGATCGTTGTGACCGCGCAAGGCGAGAGCGCGTTATCGCGGAAACCTTTCTCTTTTGCAAATCGATCGTACACCTTATAGCTGGCCACCTTCAGAAGGTGCATCGTGATGCCGTTAATCGGATCTTTCAGCACCGAGTAGGCGCTTTCATGCTTATGCCCGGCGACGTAAATGTGATCTCGAGTGCCGAGCATCGCGGCTTTCATCGGCCCGTGAGCGGGATTCCACACCGACGAGCCGCTGTGATCGTGGCGAGCATTGACACGCACCTCTGCGCCATTCGGAAATTTCAAGGCGATGCGGGCCTCGCTAGATTTGTAGTTTGAGACTTGCTGTTTTGCGATCCATTTCAGCGGATCTCCCGCTCCTGACCATGCATCATGGTTGCCGGCCAGCATATAGAGCCAGCGGCAGCGATCGACAAACCATTCTGCAAGTTTCCATGCCTGCGCCGCAGATGTCGCCTGCTCTCCGTAAAGCCTTGCTAAACGGCCAACCCAGTTGTTCGTGGTGTCGCCGACGTTGCAGGCAAAAAGCCCCTCAACCTTGCGACACAGCTCTGTGTGACGCTCGAGCGCCTCGATGTCGGTGCCGTCGTCATCAACGTGCGGGTCGCCAAAATGCAGAAGACCAATCGGCCCCGGGATCTTGATGCGAATTGGAATGAGCTTGCTCGCTTCCTCGTGCTCGCGCTTGTGCTGGAATTTTCTTTTGCGCTGCTCGATGAGTTCGTCGATCGATACGTCGTCGTCTGGTATCGGCGTGAACTCGAACGCTTCCTCATTCGGGATCTGCCTACCAGGTTGATACGTTGATTTCGGGATCTCGTATCCACGCTTTCTCATGCGATTTAATCTCTGCAAAAGAGTGCGCTCATTCATCCCAAGTTCCGATGCTGCATTGGCACGGATGCCATTGTATTTTTGCAGCGTCGCAATGATCTGATCATCAGTCGCCTTGGCGGCTACCACAGCATCACCTCTTTCTGGTTACTTTGATGCCGAGTTCCTTTCGGCGTTCTTCGGTACGTTCGTCATCGCGCACCGCTGTCCATTCCAAATGCCCATCAACGAGTCGATATTGCTCCTTGTGGGTCAAGGCGCAATCGCAGCACTCGGTGAAGGTATAACCTTTGACTCGATACCAAACCCCGTCATACATCTGAATTACGGGGACAGATACATCCTTGCTTCGTCCTGCCTTCGGCTTACCAGACCTGGCAGAACCTTTCCTGCGGCTTTTGTCCATTTCATGAACTCCGATGCAGCGCCCCAATAATCGCCTCGGTTGTGCTTCATGCGCAGCGTCGAACGCTGGAGATTGCCAAGACCGACATTAAAGGCAAAGCTCACCAAGGCATCGAACTGGCCTTGACGATCAGGATCAACAGAGCAATATCGGGCCACGCCCGACTCAAACCGTTTAAGGTCTTGAGCAAGTAGAGCATCCACTTCGTCAATGTCCCAGACACGGTCGTCCTCTTGTTTTAGCGGATAGTCCCGGCGCAGAGGGAAATTGCCATTATCGGCGGTACGCACCACCGGCAAACGAGCCTGCTCGGGATAGAGCATATGGCCGACGCCCACCGTCCAGAGTTTGGCAGGGCATAAATACGGTCGCAGGCGCACACCTTCGTGTTTCTTAATCGACGCGAGCGCCTGCTCGCTTGTGTTCATCTTTTGCTAAATGCCTGTGTCCCGAACCAAAAAGCAATGATGCTGGACAGAATCAACATTTCATCTTCGCCAAAGACGTTATCCATAGCCACGGCAAAAGGAATGCCGGTGCTATAGGCGTACCATACACCAGTTGCATTCAAAACAACAAGTTCCAGCACAAAGATATAAGTCACAACAGGTCTGACGCTGGCTCGCAGATTGATGATCCATTGGCTGGCGCCCTTGCCGATCGCCTCGTCGTGCTTGTACAGCGCGACCCGTTCTTCGGCATAAGTCTGAGCCAGCACTTGCTCGGTCTTGATCTCCTCGATCTTTTCCTGCGAGGCAAAGCCCTTGGCGGCGAGCTCCAGCTCCCGCTCCTTCTGCATACGCAGGATGGCGAGCTCATGCGACTTGTCCTGCCGGTCTTGGAAGAACTCAAGGATCTTCGGCAGGCCACCAGCGAGGAACGACAGAAACGTCGAAAGCATCGTCATCATTTGTTGCGTTCCTCTATGAGCTTGACCCGCACTTGCAAGTCATGGATGTCGGTATAAATCTCTTCTTTCATTTTGTGCCGTCGCTCTGCCGATACCGGGCTGTCAGTCGGAACTCCTTCCGCTGTAATCAGGGCTGGCATCTTGCTCTCAACCGACAGTAGGCGATTGTTAAAAGACGCGATCTCCGTCAACAGCCAGCCAACAGCAGCCAGCAATACAGGGAATAACATATCCACAATCTTTTGCATGGTCACTTTGCTATTTCCCCTTGTTGAGCAGATCAAATAATGTCTTGATCTTATCCTCGAGCACAGCCACTCGAAGATCCAGCTTTGACAGAACGATGATTAGCGTGATGAGTGCGAGAATCACCGGCCATGCACGGGTGAAAATCTCGAACAGCTCCATATTACTTATCCGCTTTAGTCGTATTGAGCTGGTTGATCAGGTTAAAAATGTCATCCAGCGTCCGGCGAATGTGATGGATATCGTCCCGGTAGTCGGCCTTGGTAACGTAAACGTGCGGCATATTGCGCACATCCCGATCAAGCTGGTTAATCGAGCGGCTGATGTTATTCAGAATCCACCCGCCCAAGAACCCGGACACGCCGACCAGTACGTTGAAAAGCATCTGCGCATCCATCGTCAAACTCCCGGGACTGCTCTACGCGGGGCCGATGCCGCGATCTGTTCGGCCTTTGCAAATCGTTCAGCGGCCTGCCCAGCGATCGGAGCCGCGGCCAGCAGGGCTTGCGTCTGCTCGGCTTGAGCGTCAGCAGCATCCATCTCCTCGAGCTCCTCATCGGTGCGCAGCGCCTTGGCCGGCACACCGTTGGCCTCGGCAATGAGCTTGATCGCCTCGTCTGCATTGATGCGGCGCAGCACCGACATATCGCCAGAGACTTGCGCAACCGGCAGCATCGCCTCAATCGTGCGCAGGATGCCGGCAGCCTCCTCGGTTTTCATCAACCGAGCGAGCGGCCCTTGATACTTCGGCAGGATCTCGCCACCCGAGGATAGGTACTCGAGCAGCATCGGAGGCGGTTCCGGTAGCGAGAAGCTCGCAGACAGAAGGTCGAGCTCGCGATCGATGATCGGCCCCAAGAACTCTGACTGCTGGCGGCCCATCGTCGGCCCGAGCAAAGCGCCCTTTTCCTGCGCGCGCTGGAGCACTTCGGTCGCCGTCATCGTGCGCGGCGACTCTACGAGGATCTGGAACAGCGTCACCAAGAACGAATCGTTCACAGCGCGGCGCTTCTGATCCGACATCTCGATGCCAATCGGCAGATTGCCACCCGTCATCAGCGGCTGAACGAGCGGAGTACCGTCGTCTCGCAGATACCCGTAGTTCAATGCATTAGGACGCACGGAGAAGGCGTTTAACGCCCCCTCCTCGGTCAAGATGAGCGGCGGGTCAACCATGCGGTGCGCCATCCGAAGCATGGTCTTTTCCATTTCTTGCAGCGACTTGATATCCGCAAGAGCCTCCATCGCCGGAGACCGTCCATAAATCTCGCGCGGCCCGGTAACGTACCGACCGACCGCATACGGCATCACCCGATAGCCGCCTTCCTCGAGCAGCACCTGGCCTTCGCGCGATACATACCGAGATACATATCGCATCCCGTCAGGGCCGGCCATGCCTTCCTTGTAATCGTAATTCGGGCGAACGCAATGCACGAACTCAAACATCGTGTTCGGCGCGCTCTTGGCCTGCCCCACGATTCCACGCGGCAGCTTGTCAGCCCAGCCCGGGATCTGCATCGCTTGACGAGCAGAGAGCTGGAACGAGCGGTAAACGGTATCGACGCGGCCTGTATGGTCAAGGTCGATCACCAGCTCCGAGAGGGCGATCGCTCGATAGCGCAGCGTGACGCCTGGGATCTCATCGACGAAGAGCGCCGACGTACCGAACGCACCGAGACTCATGTAGCACTCAAACGCCTGCGAAGCGAAGTTAGCGGTCGGAGCGTAACGCTGCCGGAACATCATATCCCGCACCGCATCGCACCACCGCTGCACGGCTACGTCGTCATCGAGCTCTGGGACACCTGTGCGCAGCCCGTGCCACATTTGCGTAGAGGGAGTCAGCATCGAGTCCATCGCGGCAGCGAACCGCGGCAGAGCTCGCTGGGCAGTCGAGTCGAAGATCTTCTCGGATCGCTTTTCGCCCGGTGTACGCCAGCCCGTCATCTCGGCCATCGTCGGCCATACGCGCTCGGCTACTTCCTGCCAATGATTCTCCCAAGTGCCACGCGCGCCTTTGAGACGATCGTATCCTTCCAGAACTTCAGCAGCGCGCGAATCAGCCATATTCAGTTACTCCCAACCCAAGGCAGTTTGACCTCGACGGCCACCGGCGCTGGATTCTCGGCCTCTTCCTTGATCTTGGCGGCAAGGGCTTCCATACCGGACTTTGAGATTCTATCCCACACCCAGCCCAGCACGACGCCTTCGGTCAAATCCTCAAATGGAATGAAGTTCCCCGATGGCGCAGACAACTGCGTTACAGCATCCAGCGCATCGCAACGCCAATGGACGCAATAGACCACGTTCTCCTTGTCATTGAGTTTCGGATAAGCCGTAAGGCTTTCTACTTTCCACTCGGCCATTAGATAGGCTCTCCATTTACGGTAATGTCAAACTCGTTGCTGACAACAGCAGAGGCGGTGACAGGCGTCGGCTCGATAACCGGCGGCACCTCGCTTTCTGGCAGCGTCACAACGTACTCGCACTCCACCCATGCCATTTCGCTGTGGTTCCAGTTCCATTGGTAGCCGGGGCGATCCTCGGGCTTGGGATCACGCACGACCCATTCGCCGTTGAGCCACGCAACTTCCTTACCCTCTGGCGCTTCCGGCTTGGCAGGCACCTCGTACCAACCCTTGTTGTTGTCGATCTGCTCGACGGGGTAGTGGCCTTTGAAACTATAAAGCGTCATGGGTTATCTCACAGAAGCGGGAACGCCGCGCTCGGCGGGGTGAAGTTAGAGGTGTAGCGGGCGATGCCTTTGGTGATGCGAAGGTCGTCGATGTAGCCCGCCCAATCAGCGTCACCGGAAATACCGCCGCTACCAATACGGATTTGAACCGCCGTGCCGTTATCCACAGAAGCAGACGAAGTATTGGTAGATTCTTGAATTCCATTTACAAACAGTCGGAACACATTGCCATATCGCGTAATTGCAACGTGTCGCCAAGTGCTGTCGTTAAAAGTCGTTGTTGAAACAAGTAAATCAACAGGCGATGTATTATTAACGGCAAACGTAAATTTGTTTGGGTTTGCAGCAGTCGTAGTGGTGAGGATGTATTTTCCGCTCGCCCAACTACCGCCAGCACCATTACCCATCATTCGGACACTTGTGCCGCTTTGAGAGCCGGAATACAACCACATCTCAATCGTAAAGTCAGCGGTTCCAAAAACAATGTTTTGCGTAGCAGGAATGGCAAGCCAATCTCCCGTCCCATCGAAATACATCGACGAGCCGCCGAACTTGCTCTGCGTCGTGCTGATCTGCGCGTTGCCGACCGTCTCAAGATCGTTCTTGGACGTAGCGTCGTAGATGCCTGCGTTGGTGTAGTTGAGCAGGAGCGAGGTATCGGTGATGGCCGTAAGCGGGGCGGTTGGGACTGCGGTGTTAGCCGTTCCCTTAAGAATCCGAATATCCGCAAAGTACCCTTGGAATACTGCGGCACCCGCATCTGATCCGAGGTTAACGCTTTTGTTAGACGACGTTGGAACAGATGTAGTAGTTCCAAGAGAAACGCCGTTCAGATACAGGGTCGTTGTACTTCCGCTCTTGACCAAAGCAAAGAATGACCAAGCATTAAGCGGTGCCTTTGTTGAGGATGTAATAACGGGTGAACCATTCAGCAAATAGTACAGTCCGCTGCCGCCAGTTGAAATATCCGCAATGACAATTTTATCTCCCGCCGACGTTCCTACATAAATAAGTACGTTGTTTCCGGCAGAGTAGGCCGTTGGGTAATACCAACCTTGAATCGTCCAATCTCCGCTTGAAAGGTCAAACGCGGAAGAAGTCGTGGTGGTCAGATAATCCCCACTCCCATCGAAATACCCGCTGCCGCCATTCGTCGAGGCAGACCAAGCAGCCGTGGGGTTGAACGGGGAGAAAGCCTGTACCGATACGTCACCGTTGCGGGTGATGGCAAAGGCGTTGGTGCTGTTGTCGATGAAGCGGGTGCTTTGGCAGGTCAGCAACGAGGTGTTGGTGATTGCGGTCAGCGGAGTAGTCGGAGGCGTAAAGTTGGCCGTGTAGACCGCTGTGCCTTTGACTACGCGAAGATTTGAGATATAACCATTTAAGGTATATCCCGAAAGGTTTATTCCACCGATTGCTGGAGTCGTCGTTACAGTCCAGTTTGAACTGTCGGTTCCTGTTGCAACAGCAGTTCCATTTACATAGATCTTCGTGTCGTTGCTAGCAGTGCTATTTCTAACAACAGCAACGTGAAACCATTGATTTGGTGTAACCGAATTTGCCGAAGAAGAAAAA